ATGAATTTGAAATCATAACTGAAAAAGAGCTAGGACTCATGTTTTAATGCCAAATACTTTTAATGATCTTCTGAAAGCCAGTTCCAGGGCTATAGCAGACAAATCAACTACAGCCCAAGATTGGTTTTCTTCCTCTGTCGAAGATCTGAAGGCAAATAAAACAAAAGCTGATCCTAATAAAATTTTTAGAAAATCATCTATGCCTTTTATAGGCGGAATGTTTCTTTATCTTTATGATCCCAAATACAAAAACACTTTACCGTTTTACGATATGTTTCCACTGACCCTACCAGTTGAAATGTATCTAGATGGTTTTTTAGGAATCAATCTTCATTACCTACCTCCTTTGGCCAGAATTAAAATATTAAATTCTCTGATAGATTTGACCGATGAAAATAAATATAATAAGAATAAGAGATTAAGTATATCTTATGAGTTTTTAAAAGGTTACTCTAATCAATTAAAAGGCGTTGAAGGTTGCATAAAAAGATATCTTTTTTCGCACGTTAGAAGTTCTTTTCATGAAGTTGACCCTTCTGACTGGGAAAAGGCTGCTGTGTTACCGCTTCAAAGATGGAAAATTAATAGTAATAGAAGATATGCTGGTTCACCACCTTACTAGGAAGAAAAATGCCATTTAACATAAACGCCTATCAAACAAATTTAAGAGATTTTGGCTATCTAGACAATAATGCATTCTCAGTTTTGATACAAACTCCTCGAGTTTTGTCAAACGCTGTTCTTAGTAATCAGGGCACTCCTACAGCCATTTATAAAATTGCTAAAAACATGGAGTTCAGAATAGATCAAGTAAGAGCTCCTGGTATTTCTATAATGACAGCCGATATTAATCGATTTGGTATAGGCCCAACTCAAAAAATGCCAATAAGTGCTCAATTTCAAGAAGTATCTATTTCTATGCTTGGCGATCATTATTGCGAATTTTGGCAATATTGGTATCAATGGACTAGAGCTATATTTCAATATAACGGTTCAACTGCAAATAATTCTACGCCAAATTATACTGCGGAATATAAAGAAAATTATGCTACTACTATGGTCATTTTCATATATGATCATTATGGAAATATAGTTCAAAAAATAAATCTTTTCGACGCCTTTCCTACAGCTATCAGAGAATTCCCTCTCTCTTGGGGCGATTCGAATCTTCTGAAAATCAATGTCTCTATTGCTTATACAGAATACGCAATAGAAAACTCTTCAATACAACCAACAAATTCGCAACAAAGAACTAATCTATCATCAGGGACTGCAAGGAGCTCTGTGACAATTTAATAATGGAGTATATTAATGTCATTACCGAAAATTGATTATCCTGTATATAAAATAAATGTGCCTTCTCTGAAAAAAGACTTTCAGTTTAGACCTTTTTTAGTCAAAGAAGAAAAATTACTGTTGATGGCAAAGGAAAGCGATAATTCAGCTGACATCCTTTCTGCCATTAAACAGGTAGTCAATAATTGTTCCGTTGACCCAAAATTAGATGTTAGCAAACTAGCATTATTTGATCTTGAATACATTTTCTTAAAATTAAGATCAGTATCAGTTGATAACATAGTAAAGGTATCATATAGAGATTCAGAGGATAAAAAAGTATATGATTTTGAGATCAACTTAGAAGAAGTTAAAGTCAACTATCCCAAAAAAATGGAAAACAAGATTAAGATAACCCCGCAGTCAGGGATAATCATGAAATATCCTTCGGCTGCGTTATACGATGACAAAGATTTTCTAAATCTAGAAAAAGATTATATGTTTGAGCTAATTATCAGATGTATCGAATCTATCTATTTTGAAGATCAAATCTATGAATGTAAAGATTATAAAAGAGAAGAATTGAACGAGTTTCTTGAAAATTTAAATATCAAGACCTTTGAACAGGTTCAGAACTTTCTATTAAATGTTCCCAGAATGGAATATAAGATTTTATACCAAAACGAACTTGGGAACGATCGGGAAATCGTGTTGTCTTCGTTAAATGATTTTTTTACGTGGCGCTGAGTCATAATACGCTATCTAACTATTATGCGACTGTATTTTCTTTGGCTCAGCACCATAAATACTCAATTAGTGAAATAGAATCTATGATGCCCTTTGAGAGAGACATATATGTTCAAATGCTAGTCAACTACTTGAAAGAAGTAGAAGAAGCTAAAAAGAAAACTAACGGATAACAAATGGCCATAGAAGCAGAAGAATTATCGGCGATAACTAGAGGTATTAGAAATGCTGGCATGGAGACTGCTGGTGAGTTCCGCCAAGCAGCTAATGCTAGTAATGCTAATTTAAGTAGAATAGTCAAAGATATTTCTACAACTTTCAAAGCACAAAGAGAAGATATTGCGGATCTTCATAATGTGCTTGAAGAAATGGTTTCAGAGTCTCAGCAAACAGGCAATAAAATTGATAGTCTAAATTCTCTGTTCAGAGAGTCTTTAGAAATTCAAAATTCTATGCGCACTGAAATTAGTAATGTAACTAGAAACACTCGCACTCTTAGTGGTGATATAGAATCCCTAAATCGTAATATTATGAATAATACTAGCAGTGGATTGCTAGGAAGTATCACAAATATTGGTCAAAATGTAGCCGACAAATTGTTGGCAGCAGGAATTTTTGCTGCTGCAGGAGCAACTGCTGCTAATGTAATGTCTAGCGGTGGTGGAGGCGGTGGAGGTATGAGTCCGGCAATACCTTTTAGCGGTCCAAATAAACCAATTCTTGATACTATTAAAGAAAGAGAATCTAGTAACAATTATCAAGCGCAAGCAAAAACTAGTTCGGCCAGCGGCGCATATCAATTCATTGATGAAACTTGGCAAACTTGGCAAAGAAAATCTGGCGTAGGAACAAATTATGCTAGAGCAAAAGATGCTCCGCCAGAAATACAAGATAAAGTTGCCGATGCTTATGTTTCTGATATTTTAAAACGTGCAGGCGGAGACGTTTCTAAAGTTCCTTTAGAATGGTTCACTGGTAATCTGCAAGGTCGCATGTCAGCTAAACAGCAGGCAGCAAATCCTGGAGTCACGGCAGAATCATATCAAGCAAAATGGTTAAGAGATTTTTCTAAACATGGCGGAAAAGCTGCCATGACTGCTGCAGCAACTCAAGCTCCTACTACTCCAACTACTCCATCGGCGCCAACAGCCACCCCAACAGCCACTCCAGTATCAACGCCTGAAGTCATTCCTTCTGCTAATGATCCTCGAACAGAACGTATAGGTAAAGAAGGCGGTCATGGGCCAATTAGTGGTGTAGCTCATGAAGGTCATGGCCATGATGGCCATGGCGAACAAGTTGGCGCTTCTTTGCCTGCAGGAGACGTAGTAGCTCTTGGTCATGCTCTAGAAAAAATGGGAATGCGCATTTCTGAACATCCTCAATTTGGTGGTGTAAAACCAGTTCATAAAGGCAAAGCTCATTATGAGGGTAGAGCAATTGACATCAATTTCGGAGAAGGTAATGTTGAAGCGAGAGATCCTGTTATGGGAGCCAAGTTCGATCAATTAGCCGAACAATTGACTAGACTAGGTTATAAAGTTTATTGGAGAGAAAGCGGACCATACGCTGCAGCTGGTCATAACAACCATTTACACGCTGAAATACCAAAAGGTGGTGCGCCATCGGTTCCAGATACTTATCAAGTAGCAGGATCCCCAGAACAAAGAGCATTACAAGGCGCAACACCAGCAGTAGGAACTACGACGTCTATGGCCCCGCCTGCAGCATCACCTATGGCTGCAGAACCAGTAGCACAAGCACCCATATCTCCGGGTATCTCAGCTCCTCCAGCTGGCGCAAATATGATGGGTCAAATGATGGGTATGATGCCAGGAATGATGGGAGGAGGAATTGGTGGTATTGCTGGTATGCTTCTACCAATGATTACATCCGCTATTCAATCTGAATTGGTTTCAACGCCATCGATGCCTGCATTAAACACTCAAACGCTCAATCAAGCTGCTGTTACGTCTCAAGCAACAGAACAAACAATACAAGAAGCTCAAGGTTCTTTCTTTAATCCTCAAGTTAATGTAGAACCAAATAGAATGACTGCTACGAATCAATCAGGGTTTGCTTATAATATGCCAGGAGATATTGAATGGCCAGATTGGGCTAGTATGCTTGGCGGCAATCATTATGAGGAGATGAAGAATTATAAAAAGAATATGTCTTGGGGATAATAAAAAAGGGAGCCTTTTGGCTCCCTCTTTATTTTAGTCGTTAGCAAGTTTCTTAAAAAACTCCAATGATTCGTCATCATCTTCTTCATCAGATGAATACTTTGGCGCATGAGTTGCCTTAAAGGTAGGAGCAGACTCTTCTTCCTGCCATGGAACTTCAGTGTTCTCAGCTGCCTTGCGCTTTGCAGGAGCAGAGTCTTCAGCAAGAACCTTAGACAAACGAGTCTGAAGTTCTTCATAAGATTTGAAGTTAGATGGAGCAAGAAATTCCTGAAGTGAATGCTCGCTCTTCCAAACCTTTTCTAGCTCTTCATCATCCTTGAGAAGTGGGCTTGGTTTATCAAACTCGGACTTATCGTAATTGCGATAACCCTCGAGATTACGGATCTTCAACTTGAAGTTAGCACCAGCCCAAAGATCAAAAGGATTTACAGCCTCTTCATCCGCAAACTGTGGCTCCATTGCTTCCTTGAGCTTGTCAAAGATCTTCTTACCGTACTTGTAAAGAAAAACTTTACCCTCATTAGCAGGATTGCCAGAATCGCTGACAACGTAGATATTGCTGATGAAGTGAAGGCGACGCTTCTGCTTACGAGCAATTTCCTTGTTGGCTTCGATACCAGAGTTCCACAACTTAGAATTATATTCTGAAACTGGGTCATTCTTACCAAGAGTGGTCAGAGAATTCTCAATATACCATCCACCTGGACCCTGGAAACCATGATCAAAGATACGAACGAAAGGAACGTCTTCGTTAGCTGGTGGAGGAAGAAACCTTATAACAGCATAACCATTACCAGCCTTATCGACTGTTGGCGCCCAGAAACGATCATCGGCACCCTTACCTTCGCCGCCTGATAGCTTATTAAGCTCTGATGTTAGGGATTCTAGAGACTTCTTACCTGAAGCTGCTTTGAGGGACTTAAAATCTACCATGTATATTTCTCCGTATTACAGTGTATGACAATTGTATGATGGGCATTTGTATCACCCAGCATTATTTAGTATACCCCATATCATTCATAATGTCAAACATTGTCTGCTTAACTTTAGCATAATCAAATTTTATGAATGGAGTATATTTTACAACCCTCAATCGGATATCTTCCCATATCGGGTCATATTCAAGTTTAGAGTCCCAATGATCGATCGCCTTTGTCATTTTAATAAAGATACAAAGAGACTCCAAACTGATCTGGTTACCAAGATATAATCGAAGGGCGGCTGGATGTTGCTGCCCTCCTGGTTCTTCTAATATTTTTTTGAAATCGGTTTTAAAATTATATGTAAGAGACTGATTTCTCTTTTTCCAATTTTGATATGTTAATTGAGCGGATTCTGAATACGCTAGATCACGAATCCAGAGTTTAGGATTATTACTAAGATTAGCAATAAGAAACTCGTGATAATTCTCAATCTTTGAAAGTTTCTCAAAGAAAATCTTGTCTTTTCGCTTCTCAAAGGAAGCATGTTTTATTCCTGTCTTTCCGTTATATTTGATGTAGTCATAATCAGCTTTGGTGAAATGATTTTTAAGGGCTATGTACTCTTTATATGCTTCGAACGCTGACATAATTCTTCAGGCTCTCCATACTGTAAATATGTTAGAAATTTGAAGTATAGACCCTTTTCACGACCATACGCTTCAATTTCCCAGGGGCACTCCCAGTAATCCATTTCTTCATGCAAGTATCTTTCGCCCTGCCACTTTACCATTCTAACCGGACGCCAGATATCTTTCATTTCACCTCTCGCATATTGCTTAAGATGAACCATTTCATGAGCAAGAGCAAGCAAAGTTTCTTTTTTGCTCAAAGCATGGTCAATACCTATTAAAAACTCTCTGCAACTGTTATTGTCGTCTGTCCAATCGCAGTATGCATAATCTCCGTCATTTTTATTGAAGTGTTCAAACTGAACAGTCAAACGGATATTATTAAATAGCTTTCCACCCCCGATTAGATATTTACCATAAAAATAAGCTGCCTTTTTAACTATCCCCAAGGATACATGCGATGGTCGACCGATTGTTTTTATACGCATAGACGCCTCCAACAATGGTTGAACCTAATATTTATATGGGCAATCTTGCTCCTCGTTTAAGCACATTAAGATTTTCGGCTTCTAGTTGAATTTTAGATCTCATAACTGGATCTTTTTTTATCCAATAAGCAGCAGTCTCTATTTCTAGATTATTTTTTTCGCACCAAAAGACAACAGCATCAATATATTCGATATTCTTATCTCGACACAGTTTTTCTACTTCTTCAACGAAGACTGAATTCTTAAGCATTGCTTTTCTTCTTCTTTCAATTCTGTAATTCTCTGTTCAAAGTAATTTATGACTCTAAAAAACTCCTGTCTATCCTCAAAGGCTAACACATTATTCAGTTCATATTCAAATGCATGTTTCAGATTATAAATCTGCGAAAGCGAAGAAGGACGAGAGTTTTTCAAGCCACATTCCTTTTAGATATATCCTAGAATAATTCCTAGAGGAGTTACAAAAATACCAGCAATACGAACAATCATCTTAGCTGTCAGAGGAGAATCAAACGAATTCCAAAGGATAAGGATATTCGAAATCCAACCATATAGTGCAAAACCAAAGATCAACAGACATGTCACATAATAGACAATTCCAGGTTCGTCTCTATAAGCCATAATATAATCTCCGATTTTAGTGGTTGTGATTCTGCTTCTTCCAGATGTAAGAAGTTAGGTGTAGCAACTTTTGGTGGACAACATTGACGAAAGAACTATTCCAAAACCAGTGATTGTGTCTTGACATTTTAGTTCTCCTAAGAAATGGCGACTCCGGAACGATTCGAACGTTCGACCCACAGATTAGAAGTCTGTTGCTCTATCCTGCTGAGCTACGGAGCCATTATTAGTATTATACTATGGTACAATCAGAAAAGGCAAGTCTTTTCTGTTTCGAGGTAAGACTTGCAGAACCCAATGAACTTACGCTGCTAGAGCGAAGTCAAATGGTGCGTAGTTATCGTTAGCACCTATATTTGCCTTTGGTCTCCTTGAACCTTTACTACGCTAATCGAGCCTAGTTCGCCCCCATCAAAGATACACTAGTCTAGTCGGCAAGCTGAAGCAATGATCTTCTTATGTTTTAGAACTCACTTGGTGCTAGAACTTTTCTAAAAGATTGTCTTTCCTAATGTATCTATGGTGGAGGCGGTGGGAATCGCACCCACGTCTTAGACGTCTATTATATTCCTCTCAACGACCTCGGCAATTCTATTTATCGTCTCCATCAAAGTAACACTTAGTTCCTCTTGATCGGTCTGGAACCAACCCGAGATTGATCAGTATTCTCTGTATAAGTGTTACTATGATGAAGACGATTCCAATTCTACTTATAATGGGGCGAAGGTTTTATTGTGGCCGTCGATTGATAATGTGACTGCTCCAACGTAGCCACATTCTTTAGTTCCTGGAATGGAAAACTCACCGCTACCATGCCAGTGAAATGTAGGAGCGTTACAATCGCCGCCATTGATAGAAACCAACGAAACATCCATCACCTTCTTTGCTTTACAGTGGATGATATGACTATCGCTAGTCTTCTTATCGCATGATATATCATCCGCTGCCATTGCTGTTCCACTCAATAATGAACTAATTATCAAGAGTATTTTCAAACTCTTCAATTTGAGGATGCGGTGGTTCACTGGCACGGTCTATTACTACTATCCCGTACAGAGCACTTGACGACTGTTCCGAGCGCTGAACAACCAACCAAACTAAGAAAGGATAACCCCGCTAGAATTACTAGTAGATACTTCTTCATTTTTATTCTCCGGATTGAATTCATGCTTGTCAGTTTCGTGAATGGCCACAGAAAACCATTCTGTAGAACCCTGACGTTGATATTGAAGATCCTGCATAGGAACCATTACCATCTGTTTGGTTTCTGGATGAACCATCATCTTAGGGAACATCACCATGCGAATATCTGTAATCGGGTCTTTATTCTGTTTACCTGTAACGCTGAAAGTTACACCACCATCTGGCCCAAGAATGCTCATGTCTTTTGACCTCTCACTTTTTCCAGAAGCTGGTAAAGATATTCAATAGCAGATTCGTTGAATGTAACGTTTTTTAGAATTGTTGTAACGCAATACTGCTTAGCAGCAAAAGCATTACCATCAGTCGCCTTATCATATTCTACAACGTAGATATATCTTTCTTTAGACATCATGATCTCAGAAACTCGGTTATCATCCTTGAAACCATTATAAATGGTAGAAAGATTCTTATCGTCGATCATTTTCATGAAAACTTTATTTTCATAGCACTTCAATTCTGACTCTGCTGCTAGAGCAGAGCCAGATAACATTGAAGCAACCATCACGCTATACATGATATTTTTCATAATTACTTCCTTGCGGTTACTTCCTGAACCTTCTGTGCAACCTTCTGATTGTCAGTCTTACCAAAATTGGTAGGACGCTTTGGAGGCAGAGGAGTTTCTTCTACATACTTTGAAACTGGAGGCGCAATAACGTCGCCAGCAAATGCACTACCACCCATAAGCATGGCAGCAACGGTTGATAAGATAATCTTATTCATCTTATTTCCTTTCGGTATT